ATGCGCTTAAAAGATTCCAACTAGTAACAGCAGGATAATAACTAAAAGAATTCCAAAGTTCCAGTTCATCAAGTCTCTTGGATGGAACGTCTTCCGGTTTATAACCACGTTGAATAAAAGCCGTAATTGGGAGACGATAAAAGACTGCGCCATTTTCCATAAGTGCATGCCATAAGATAGCACGACCCCCCAAAGAGCTAAGACCAAAGATAATACAGTCTTCAACTTCTCCATGATGTTTTTTGAGATCATATAAATACTCCTTTTTTATTTGTGCGTATTGTACAGGAATATTTGCATTTAAGTAAGCCATAATTTATCATTTTATACTGCCCCAATTTGGTCCAGATTCATAATCAACCTTATTGGGAATTCTTAATTTAACTGCATGTTCCATTATATCTTTTATTTTTGCAGCTTCTAAATCATTTTTTACAGATATATCAAGTTCATCGTGTATCTGGATATGTGGTGTAATACCTTCTTTATACAATTCTAACATAGCTTTTTTTGTCATATCAGCTGCTGATCCTTGAATTAATTTGTTTAATGCTTTGTATGTAAAAGCTCTACGACTACCATTTTCATGCCAGTAATTTTTTTGTTTATTACCATCTTTGTCTTTTACAAATTCTCCTTCTTCATCTTTTACATGAGGACCCATAGCTTGTAGCTCTAACATTCTTTCATGATCTTGTGCTGGTACAAATCTACCCCAGTCACTTCCCTTTAGTATAGGTTCGTATTTAGGAAATCTACATTTTCTATTTAAAATAGTTTTTATTTTACCATTGCGCTGAGCTGCGCTCATTAATTTATTTGTTAGTTGTTTAACAAACGGAACCTTGCTGTGGTATATATCAAACAATTCTTTTGCTTTGTCTTTGCTTACACCTAACTCTGCCTCTAATTTTGCTTTACCCATTCCATAAAACAAACCTAGATTAATTACCTTAGCTTGATTTCTTGGAATCTTAGCCATGTCTGCTACAACTTGGTGAAAGTCTGCATTTGGATTATGATCGTATGAATCTGCAATCTCATTAACAGAAGCAAGTTTAAATCTTAATGCGTATTCTGTAACAAGCCTTGGTTCCTGTTGCGAGTAATCAAATGTACCCCACTTGCAACCTTCTTCAGGTATAAATAGGCTTCTAATTAATGGACCTGTTTCTGGATCCTTAGCTGGAATCTGCTGTAGATTAGGATTAGAATAACTAAATCTACCTGTAACTGTACCTCCATCATCAGATCTTATTTGATTTATTTCTGCGTGAATTCTACCCTTATATTCGTGTCTTAAAATTGTATCAATAAATGTTGTATTAACCTTGTTAATTTTTCTAGCTTCTGCTATCTTTTGAATTATAGGATGTTCATGATTCGAAAGGAAATTTTTAGTAAATGAAGGCGCACCAGTTTTTTCAGTTGTTTCAAAAGGTAAATTTAATTTTTCAAAAACTTTTTGAATGCTACGTGCGGCCCATATTTGAGTTTCTATTCCTGTGTCTATTTTTATTTGGTGGATTAATCTTTCTTCTTTTGTCGTTAGCTCTCGCTTCAATGTATTCGCTCTGTGAGCGTCCACTCTCACCCCAAGAAATCGCATATCAACCAGGCAAGGAAAAAGATCAGTTTCCAAATTAAATATTTCTTGGCAGTCTTCTTCTATTAATAATTTTTTACAGTGCTGCCAAAGTTTAAAAGTTAACTCAGCATCTTTTTCAGCATAAGCTCCTACTTCACTAGCAGGTAATTTCCACATCTCTGCTTTTGGATCAAGTCCTCTTGACTTAGCTGCTTCGTTTAAAGCTTTTTCATTTTTACCTTCGTTAAGATAAAACCAAGACAAAGCATTTAATGTGTATGCAAATCTATTCTCATCTAAAACAGAACACGCAATCATAGTATCTACGATTAAACCATTGATTTTTATACCTAAATTACGTATCCAACATACGTCATACATTGCATTATGAAATATTTTTGTAGCTGGACATGCACAAATATCTCTAAACCATTCTAAAGTTTTTTCTCTTGGCATGTTGGGAGCTTCCGCATGAGCTATAGGAAAATACCATTTGTCATTGTATGTTGCAACTGCAATACCTACTACCTCACCATTGTTAGTAACTGCACCAGATCCTTTTGATTTTAAATTAGGATCTCTTGTTTCTAAGTCGATTGCGATCTCATCATAATCTCTTAGATCAGGATACTCAGTGGGCATAACCCATTCGGTTTGTGTTAGGTACTTAGGTACTTTCATTTAGTCCTCGGTTCAAAAATATATTCATCTTCAATTAGTTTGTTTAATTTATCTTTATTACTGAAAGCATATAATGCTGCGTCGTAATCTTTTGGAAAAATTTCATAACAGGTACCTTGACGATTAGAATAACCACTGGTTTCTAATCTTAAATAAATTTCTAAACCAAATTCCACGTCGTCAACTTTAATATTTTTTTTTACTATATTTCTTCCCATTTAAATCTTTCATTTTTTTAATTTCTAGATCACAGTAATGTTTAATTTTTTCTAAATCTTCTACACCATTTTTGTGTAAATATCTGCAAACATATTTTACAACATTGCCCTGAAAGAACGAGAGATTATTTTTTGAAATAAACTCATAAGGTTGAATGTGAAAGTCTTTGTAATGACTCCCTCCTATCTGTTTATCTTGTGGAAATGAATCTTCAAACATATCTTTATGTGTCATAGTTGATACTCCTTTATTTTCTTTTTCGCTTTCAGTTTATATAAATTATTTCTTGCTCTAGTGGTGCCCACATACCACACTCTATGCTCTTCATCTTGTTTGTCAACACTTAGACGTATACTTTTTTGTACTTTAGATCCTTGGTGTAAAGATAAAATAACATTGTCTTCTTCACCACCTTTTGCAGCGTGAATAGTTGATACCCATACCCTTGCATTTTCAGAAAGTTTTTCACCCCCAAAAATTATATTCCGAATATAAAGTATTTCTTTTTGATCAGCTACGAAGATATCATACCAATTTTTTTCAGGATCCCAATTGCCACTGGGAATATATTCTCTGACATCATTAATTTCTTTCTCTCCAATCTCACCTTCTCTTATCCACTTTTGATATGCCATAGCTCCATTGTAGATACCAACATTAAAACTTTTACCTTTGTTACTTTGGTAATAGATATTTTTATTTTTTAATTCTTTCATAATATCTAAGAGATTACTTCTAGTTCTTGTAAGGATTAACCATTTGCCTTTGGTTAGATCCACTTGTCCTAAATTATTGATGTGAGACGCAAGACCTTCTTGCGCCCTAGGCAAGTATTCTTTGTGTTTCCTGATGCCTGCTATACGATCCACAGCTATTTGAGATTGTTCTTGCACAGCTTTTGATACCCGTCGTGAGTATCTTAAAACTTTTTCATCAGCAGGTTCTTTAATAAATCTATTAACATCAGCACCGGCCCAAGCAAATATAGCCTGGTCATCATCGCCAGCTAGATACATGTCTTCACAATTTTCTTTTAATCTATCGTACAGTTGCCATTGTAAAGGTGATAAGTCTTGAGCTTCATCTATAAATATAGCTTTTAGTTTTGGAATCTTATCTGATTTTACTACTAACTTAATTAAATCATTAAAATCTAGTAGATGATTTTTATCTTTGTACACTTGTAAGTTTATATAAATATGTCTTAAGATAACAGGATCAATATCTTTTCTATCGTGTTCATTAAGATTAAATTCTTCTTCAATAGATATGTCTTTGTTAATAGCTCTACCTATCATTTGAAAGTAAGGATTATTACAAGTTAAAAAATGTGTTTGTTCATCATTGTATTTATCATTAAAACTTACTCTAACATTTAATATTTTACCCAAGTCTTCATAATGATGTGGCTGCATAATACTGTCCTCGCTTAAGTCTAATAAATGAAAACAAAATGCATGCAGTGTTTGAAAATATGGTACTTCTTTTTCATCAACACCAATTCTTTTTCTAGCTTCAATCGCAGCTTTCTTAGTAAAAGCAAAGTAACCTATCTTATGATAAGGTGTACCAGTTCTAACATAAGCATTAACTCTACGAATTAATCTAAAAGTTTTTCCTGTCCCTGGAGGACCATATATTTTAATTGGCTTTTTCATCAGGTCTTTTAAATATGTCCATTAAACTACCTGTATATCCAAAGCTACCATGATGGGTTGTTTCACCATCAACCACTGCATAGAATTTAAACCCTGCAGCTGCAGCAATATTAGAAAAATGTGTATCTTCTCCCCACCAGTGACCTGATTGTTGATCAAAAACTGTATCCCAAAAATTATAAAAAAGTTTATTTGCTTCTTCAGATATAATTTCTTTTTGTTTAATTTTTAATTGAGGATGATCATATATTAATTTTTCATAGACTTTTTTATGTATTAAAGTTAACCCTGCTGGACCTACTCTTATTTCAGTTAATCCTTTGTCATCAATTTGAATGTCATCTGGATTTTTAAATTGCACTGAATATTTAATAGAATTATCTTGTGTTTTTTTTCTGTAAGGAACACAGATTAAATCTTTATTAGATAATATCATTCTACCCACAACTTTTGGATCAAATTCTACATCTGAATCCACAAATAATTGATAGTCCATACCTGATTCTAAAAACATTGCAGTTAAAACATTTCTTCCATAACCAACATAAGGACATTTAAATGTACTTATAGTAGATTTTATCCCTGCTTTGGTAAACGTATCCATTAATTTTATTAATGATAAACATGTTGATACCTGCATGGTGTCATAGGTAGGCATGCATACAAATACACTTGGTATTTTTTTCTTCGTCATACTATATTCTCCTTATCTTCTATTTTTATTTTTTCATCTGGTATTTCTTCTTTTGTTAAATCAACAGCCGGCATTTTTAAACACCTCACTGGTGGAAATGATTTTTCATTCTCTCCTTTTGGAAATCTTTTTTGAGCACCAAACTCTCCCTTAAAATATGTTTTAATTAAAGTGGCAGTTCTTGGTCTATCCTTTGTCCATTCATTTCTTTTTATCTCTTCATAAAATTTATCATAATCAAAAAAATAAAACTCTTCATCTTTGAGTACAGCTCCACTTTTAAATGAAGCATAGGTCTTTGCTTCTGGTCCATTGACATAGTCTTCTAAGTATTTCTTCAACATTTCAATAGGATTAGTCCCTGCAGGTGGTTTAATATCCTGTTTAGTGGCCCATAGAGCGTCTAGGATTGCTTGATACTCATTATTTTTTATGATGGGAGGCACTATTGAAGTTTGATCTGCTACAAGAGCTCTCATCTCTTTCATTTCTATTATCTTTTTTATATGTTTAGCGTGAATCTGAACCACTTTACTGTCAGACAAATCTACGTTAAAAAAATATTCTGGATCAGGTTTGTAATCTATTTTAATTAAACCTGATATTTGAGGCCAGCTGCTCTCTTTGTGACTACCAATACCAAACTTTCTTTTTAAACAAGTTCCTTTTGCACAATAAGAAGAGATAGGTAAATCATGACAGGTATGTCCGGCTGTATCTTTATCCCAACTTTTTATTTTTTCATTTACTTTAGCGTCACCCCATATTTGATCGTACTTAATAAAATCTCTCGCTGCCTGTAATAATTTTTCTTTCCAATTATCTTTGTGTTTCTTTTTAGTAAACACCATGTAGTTAAATAAAAATCTATCTCGTTCATCTTTTAATTTGTTCCCTGATTCCTGAACCTGTTTGCATATCATCTGTAAACATGGAGGACCATCCAACAAATCTTCTGGACCACCCGTCAATATTTCTTTTACTTTTTTATTAGATACTTCTTGTAATGATTCTTTTGTTTGTAAATTATCTTTAACTACATTTAAAAAATCTTCTAATTCTAACTCTCTTCCATCAGGTAGTAATGCTTTACGTTCTGTCTTCTTAAAATAAGGTAAGTTAATAAATGAACCAGAAGTTCTTACATTGTCTTGGTTCATACCTAGTTGTGTTTGTTTAGGAAATATTTCTGTCTTAGATGATAGTCCAAATAAAAATAATAAGTTTTGTAAAAATTCTCTAATTAAAGTTGCAGGTACTTTCTCTTCTGTAAAAACATAAATATGAAGTCCATTACTTTTTGATTTTATAGGTACGACCGGTAGCTGTTTGTCTTGAATAACTTTTAAATAATGTCCAATATCAAAACTAGAATAGTCAGAAGGATCAATATCAATTGCTCCAAAGCTAGCCATACCATTGTCATCACATGCTTGTATACCTATTGCACGTTTACCTTCTAAGTGATCTTCATAATCTTTTTCAGACACATTTCTTTTAGACCAGCCATAATCACCTGGATCAAATTTTAGTTTGTTTGTTTGTGGATCATGGTAACCATTGTTTACATTACAGAAACCAAAGTCTCTTTCTAGTCCACTAAAATACTTTTTAAAATCTTTCATAAATTCGAGGCGCCTCCAGTCTCCCTTCGGCGCCTCTGTTATAACAGTTAAATTATACTATGTCTTCTTGTTTTTGACCAGCATCGTATTTAGGTTTAGCAACACCTTTAGAAACTTGTTTCTGAAGTTTAGCTGCTATCTCATACATAGACGCATCGTCTTTATTTGAAACATCAAGATTTCTAACTCTTGATGGTTTGTAGACATGCCAGCTTTTGCTTCCAGCAGTCTTACCCATTGTGTTTAACTTATACACAGCGGCATAACTTGCTGGATTAAATGGACCTACATCATCTGTGAATCTAAGATTCGTGATAAGGTTATTTAATTCCCTCGCTGGAGATAAATTAGAAGATCTCATTGGTATCACTGCAGGTTTAAGTTCATTATCTACCATTGCTAGTACATAAAAATATGCAGTCTTCTCAACGTAGTTACCATTTGGTAATCTATATCTTCCGTTTCTCTCTTCCACAGCATCGGCTGGAATCTCTAAATGAGTTCCTACTGGAGCTGAAGCACTGTCGCCTCTCTCCTGCCATTCAGGATACCTAGTTTGTGTGTGAGCAATTATTACATCTAATCCCTCTTCACCATTTATAAGTTTACCAAACCCTGATGCATAAATCATACCAGGTTTAGATCCTTCTACATGCTTGGCGTCTCTCTCATTACATTCTGGTGACAGCTGATGTAAGATTTTCAGAATCGGTGTTGATACGTCATCTGCTTTAATCTCTTCAGCTCCTTTACCAGAGTCTGCTCTGAGACTTATTGTTGCTAATGCACCTGCATTAGCCTTCTTTGCTACTTGACTTTCCATAGTTACTCCTTTGTTAGTCTATTGGTCTGTTGATTTAGGTTTGTTAGTTATTTTTGTTTTATAACCATCAAACGTACTAAAGTACTCTGAAGGAATTTTACCACCACGTGTATGGAGATCCTCCAGAGCAACTCTTAAAGTCGAAGCATGAACAGCAACTTTTTGTTCCGGTTCATAACCTTGACCTCTTGCAAGGGTAGCATATTGCTGCGCCTTGTTGTCTTCGTCCTTTCCAAACCTTACTGTGATTTCATTTTTCACAATATTGCCTAGTCCGTTTTCTCGAAGCCATTGATATGCCTCTGCTTTTTTTTCTGCTAATGCAGTGGCAAAAAATTTATTAGATACTTCTATTTCAGAACCATCTTTTAATTTCATAGTTTTAAGATTCATTTCATTCATCATTTCAGGGATGACTACTTCAGAAAAATATTTTTCATCTTGTTTAAGATCTTTAATAAGATCTTCGTGATGTTGTATTTTAGATTGTACATCTAAAAGTTTTTGTATTTCTTCTGAAAGTTTTTCTGGATTGGTTTGTGTCACCTGACTAGGTGCATCAGTTCTTAGATTGATCGTCATGTTACTCCTTAATAGTTTAATAGTTTAAATTTATATTTGCACTATCGTATATATAGGATAATTTTATATTGTCAATACTAGTTTTGAAAAATATTCAATTCAATTGGATAATAAGAAAATTGTCTTCTGTCATATTTTAATAATTTAAATTTACCATTGGTAAGTTCTGAAGCTACTGCACATACCACTCCAATTATGGCAGGATCGCCATAAAGTAATAAATAATCCTCTGATGTAAAATCTTTTAATGAATTTTTTATCTCCATTACCATAGGTCCTGGTGAAAATTGCATCTGTTTTAGACGTGGAAACATAATCTTAATTTCGCCATACTTCAATGCAGGAGTAATATCAATTCTAGGTTGTCCCGTTTCTCTATCAGAGGGTATCTCTTGTACTAAATAAACTTTGCTCATTGACTTTTTTCTTTCTATGAACTATATAACTTTTTAGAAAGAAAAGTAAATGTTAAATTATAAATTTAAAACTGAGCCTTATGCTCATCAACAAAAAGCCTTAGAGCGTTCTTGG